TTATTCTCTGTTTACATCTAATTTTCTAATTAAATCTTTAATATTTATATCGCCGGTATATACCGCTGCATTAAAAAGGTTAATTATAGCTTCTAAAGCTTCATGAAATGAAATAATATACTTAAACTGCCTGGTTACTTTAGTAATGTTTATTCCATCAATTTCAACCAGATAAAGAGGAAATTCATTCACCGTTCCACCGTTAAATGTATCACTCACAGTATGTTCGGGTATTTTCCCATCATTTCCGCCTTTTAAAACTCTAATATCATGTGTTTCTGTTACTCCATTAGTCTCAAAATGTGAAACTATCAGATCATATCTTTTTTGACCAACTATACCGTTTGAAATGTTTACTTCTTCATATGATCCGGGAACAATGCGATAAAATCTGCCCTGATTGACAAAAAGTCCATCGTACAACTTTAAAATGTTGTTGCTTACAGTTTCGCATCTTATTTCTTCTCCATATTTAAATACTCCTTCATAGCCAAACCAGCAGTGATGAAGATAAGCATCTACCGAAGCCTGAACATTAAATCCGTTCAGTGTTATACTTTCTAACATTTATTCACCCACCTTGTATTCAAATTTACAGTTTGCTGCAATATCATTAACAGTTACTTTTAGTATTTTTTTAGTAATCTGTTCTTTAAATGAAAGCTCTGTAATTTCCTCTTTTGCACCTACAATATCAAACAATGAAGCATCATCGCTTGAAAATACAGCTTGAACGGTACTGCTTCCATTTTCTTTTTCCACTGCCTCTACAGCCCCTTCAATAAGTGAAGTTTCATCATCTTCACTCGAATTATCATACAGATATGTTTTTCTGCAAAGCCCTTTATAATCATCATTTTTTGATGATGACCACGTTTTATCACTTTGAAAGTACAGATTAACCCTTAACCGCTCTGTCAATTCACCTTTTCCTAAAGCGATGATATGGTTATAACTGCTTTCAGGAGTCTGTGCGATCATTGTTATACCATACGATTTATCATATTGAAGCAGTTCAGATAAATCAACAATTGGAATAGCCTGAATATGCACTTTTCCATCATGAAACACAATATCAAGTCTTGATGGAATATCTGCTTTATAAAGCATTTTTTCAAGCGCATCTAAAAGATTCAGATCTCTAATTTGATAATTAACATTTATATCACTCAAGCCAACATTATCTACAGTAAAAAGACTATCGAAGTTGTCTCCAATAAGCTCATTTATCACACTGTTGGCCTCGCCTTTTGCTACAAAATACGCCTGACCTTCCGGGGGCTGTATGTACTCTTTTTCCAACATTCCTCTAAATGTTTTTCCAGTAAAGACAATTACATTTTTTGATGTATCGACCTTTTTACTGTCAATAATTCCACCGAATTCACTTTCCGATGAGTAAAATATAGAACCTTTATTAAATGCTTTATCCCATGCATTTATCGAAATTTCTAAAGAATAATCATTAGTCGCAGTTTTGAATTTTCCAACTTCAAAATCAATAGACGTATTTTTCAAAACACCGAGCTCCGTATAGTTGGAATCCGTATATATAAATTTCATTATATCCATCTTGGTTCACCACGCTTATCAAATATAACTATTTCAGCTTTAAATGTTCCATTCCATGTTGCGATACTAAGACCGGATGGAATTTTTGTAAAAAAATCACCTCGCGATTTATCTCTGAAATTAAAAAGATTCCTTTTTTCACCGTAATCTGAAAAGGCATATATTGTATTTTCCTCTGAGTTTATTTCCATGTACTCACCAGCACTTAATGTAGTATTCACCTGATAAAGTATTTCTCCTATTTTAATAAACGGATTACTGCATGGCCCGTAAACTCTTATGATAAAATCACTGTCTGCCAGGGAATCATTGATTATTTGAACTGCACCTTTTAAAGATGAATATACATACGGATAACAATAGCTGTACTGCTTTATACCTATGTCATTCTTCGAATCACTGTACATTACCAGATTATATGTTTTTTCTTTAATCCAGTGCTGTTTTGGACAGTATATTCCTAATTCAATATTTGTTCTTGTCTGAATACACGCAACACTTGTATTAGAAGATATTACATAGCATTTTATTTTATAATCCCCGTAATGAAGCGTTCCTGGTGTCTTAACTATACAATCATACTCAAATATATCGCATATTTTATTAAGCATGTTTTTTCTCTGTTCCAAACTGCCTTTCAATGTAAGGGTTATAGTATAAGTACAGTCACCCTTATCAATAACTGTAATATCATTTTCCTTGTTTGTATTCCATTTTCTCTGGTGCAAATAGCCGCTTGTTGGAAGTATATCGGCACCAATAAACTCCAGTACCTCATTTTTTGAATTTATATATTTTACCGTCATTCAAAAACAACCCCCAGTTCACGCAAAGCACGGGCAACTTCTCTATTGTTGAAATTCAAAACAGTTGTATCTTCTTTGTTTAAGATTAATTTCAACAGTTTAATGATTATTTGAAGCATACCGCTAAGCTCGCTGCTGTTTTCACTCATATCAATGTTACTGAATTCTAACCCGTCAGCTGCGATATCTAGTGTATTTCTAGACAGCTTATCCATTTCATCGTAAACCTCATCAGCACTTGCTTCGATACCTACTGCCATTCCTTTAGGGAGATACTTACCAACCTCATCAGCCATTACTCTTGATGGAGAATGTATACCAAAAAATTTCTTTATTCCTCCTACAATACCGTCAACGAATCCGCTTATTTTATCTAGTATCCAGTCTTTAACGTTCTTGATCCCTTCCCATAATCCTTTAACTACATTTTTACCGACATCTATCATTTTCGATGGAAGTGATTTAACACCGTTTACTACCCATGTTACGATTTTTCCAGCAGTTGTCTTTAGCCATGATCCCATTCCTGAAATACCGCTTCCCATTTGAGAAATAGCATTTTTCCCTAATGTAAACAGCTTACCAGGAAGAGAAAGTATCGTATTTACAATACTCTGAACCGCACCAAGTCCTTTTTCACCTAAAAATCCAAACATAGCAGAAATACCATCGCCTAAAAATGTCATTATCTGCCCACCTAGATTTAGCCACTGAAAAGCCATAAAAGTATCCCGGATTGCCTGTATAATCTGCGGTATATTAGCAACTAAAGTAGGAATCGCACTTAACAGCCCGGTAATCAGCTGCCATAATATTTCTGCCCCTTTGGCTAATATAGTTGGAAAATTTTCATTGATTATATTTGCAAAAGTAGAAATTATAGTAGGAACGTACTGTATTAAAATAGGTACAGCACTCACTATTCCACTTACCAGCCGGCTTAACAGGTCAAAGCCCATATTAATAAATTCAGGTGCTTTTTGAGCTAAACCGACACCAAAATTTTGAACAAACTGTAAAATCCGTGGAAGCACCACAGGTATATTTTTTACAAATCCATCAACAAGCCCGCTAAGCAGTTCGTATCCCTTTTGAGCCAGCTGAGGAACTGCGGCAACAAGAGCAGTTCCAAATCCCGAAACAATATTAAAAGCCATTGGAATTGCATTATCAAACAAAAAAGTTGATGCAGTTGATAGAAGATTTGACAGAGTACCGGTAACATCACCGCCAATAGCAACATTGCCTAAGAAATCCTGTGCAGCTGCTTTCATAGAAGCAAACGATCCGCTGAAAGTACTTGCAGCCTCCTTAGCAGTGGTTCCAGTGATTCCTAGATTGTCCTGGATAACCCCTATTGCAGTGTAGACATCCGCGAGATTACTTATATCATATTTTTGTCCGCTCAATTTCTGAGCATCAGACAACAGACGCTGCATTTCTTCTTTTGTTCCACCATATCCTAATTTCAGGTTATCAAGCATAGTATAATTCTGCTTTGCAAAACCTTGATATGCATTTTGGATATCCTGAATATTTGTACCGAATTTATTGGAATTGTCCGACATATCCCGCATTGCACGGTCAGCAGCAGCGGCAGCTTTTTCGGTGTCGCCTTTAAGGCTTGAAATCAAAGAAGCAGAAAATGACGTTACATTTTCCATGTAGGCATTAGCACTTACTCCAGAAGTCTTATACGCCTCACTGGCATATGCCTTCATTTTTTCTGCACTTCCCTTATAAAGTGTTTCAATACCACCTATGGACTGTTCAAGCGCTGCACCTTCCGTAAATGACGATGCAAGAACTTTCCCGATTCCAGCAGCAACGATTATCCCTTTAATTTTAGATGCGATTGAATTTCCGGCCTTTTCTCCAGCCTGATCCGCTTCATTTCCCATCGCATTTTCTAACGAACCCTTAATGCCGTTTGCCGAAGGTACAATCTGTACATATGCTTTTGCTAATTCTGTTCCGCTTGCCATACATCTGCCTCCTTCCCTAAAATTTTAAATTTTGCTTTTTCAAATTCTTCACCGCTTGAAAAAGATATATTTTCTTTAGCTTCGTTTTCAAACAGTGACTTAACGATCGATTTAGGCCTGTTAAATCCTTTCTGAGCATCTTTAGACTTTGTCCAGACTAATAATTTAAGGCTGTCCGCAATCACACCAAGAAGTACAGTTTCAAAAGGAACAGCAAGCCTGTTTTTTTTCATTTTTATTCTTGAATTTTCCCTCAGACCAACACAAAAAGTCGCGACCGTTAATACCGGAAGCGACTTATAATCAAATATACTGTATGTTTCAGCCAGATCACAAATAACTGCTGATTCATCAGTATTTATCATGTCGGCGAGGATAATTAGTTTTTTGTTTCTTTGCTTGAATCAATAATCGAAAAAATCTCCTCTTCCATTCTTTCAAGAGGAACTCTTCCATCCTTAGTCCTGCAGTGGTCTTTTAAACGATTATACTGTTTAATCCCTAACAGTCTTTTAGCAATACTAATCATTAAAATCGGATTTTTATCTACTTCTGCCATCATTTCAAGAAGTTCCCAGTCAATAAATTTTTCATTGATATTAAACTTAAACCCTGTTTTTGATTCACCTTTGATCATCTAGCATTCTCCTTATTCAGTATTTTTTACTAAGTATTCATAATGTGTTGCACCGTTTTGATCCGGAACGGCTGCAACAGTACATTCATAACCGACTGATTCATCATCTTTATAAACAATATCACCAATTTCAGTTACCGATGCGCACGGAACTACAATTCTTTTTAAAATCCCGCCTTTTAAAATCATTTCAAACACCCATTCGAACTGTTCAGGCTCATCGTTTTTTGCGGCTATTTTTAATCCAGATTCAAGGGTGCCGGTTACATTTTTACTGCCGTACACTGTCTTTAGAACATCTGTATTAAGCGATTCAATCAATTTAAACTGAAATGTATCCTCTTTGCTTGTTTGTAAAACCAGTACTACATCACCGCCCCATGCTTTCTGATTATCAGTTTCCGGACTGTTCGAGTTAATTAATCCGTCATCAGAACAGTACCCCAATGATTTAAAAGCTTCATTTAAAGGTGTTTTTGCATCGGTTGGAATTTCTGTTTTTAACGGTGCCACCCAAACAGCACCGCCAACAGATGGTTTTGAAGATGTTACATTACTTGCATCACTTGACATTTATTTTTCCTCCTTCACAAGTTAATAAAAACCGATATCATATACTGCCTGATACCGGTATTTCTTTTTGGCTGTATCTGTAAAATCATAATCGGTATTTAACCGGGAATATGATATTTCTTTGAGTTCAGCCAAGTCGTCCATTGCTTTCTTTACCTGCTCATTTAACAATGCAGCTTTATATCTGGTAGATGCATACGACTGTAGAAAAAAAGTGGCTGAGTTAGCAAAATTCACTCTTCCACTTCCTGTTTTGCCTATTACGACATATTCTTCGATATCCCTGTTTTCTAAAAAGACAGGAACAGCTAATTTTTTATTTAGATAATTTAATACAGTTTCTTCAATCACAGATTTCACCTCAGACTTTTAAGCAGTGTGTTATTTTTGTAGTTATCACTGATTGTTTTTCTGGTATTTGCTCTTACAGAGGCATTCACACGCGATTTTCCGGTAAATGTTGTTACTTCGTAGCCCACACCGCCTGCACTTTGACATGTTGCATTAGCATGCTCAAGGCACACTGCCATCATCTCTTTTGATTTCAGTAGACTTCCTACCCCTTTTCTGTTTAAAACAATTCTGGTTTTAGCCATATCTTTCCACCATTACCTTTTTATTCCAGCAAAGCGGAATATTTTCCTCTATTCCTTCAATAGTGAAACCGAGTACATGCCATCTCTTGCCGAAAAATATAACATCTTTATCTTCCCAAATGCTGTTATCACATTTTGGAATTGCTAAAGTGTACACGGCTTTTTTTCCAGTCAGATCCTGAGCAGTGACAATATCATCAGAAGTTGACGGGGCAACAAGAACATTTTTTATGCACTTCTCGATTTCTTTATACACCGGCTCATTAAAACTGTCTTTACCGGTTTCAATCTTTTCAACTAAGATTACATTTATTCCTTTAATCCCCATATGTCCAGTACTCCTATCCTCTGTCTTTTAAGTCCCAATCTTGATAATTCACTTTTTTTAATAAACAGCCCTCCACCGGGTACAAGATATGTTCCTGAAGCGGTATATCCCAATGCCGACTGTGAAAACTGTTCCATAGGTTCGCTGTCAGTTGAGGTCATTAAATTTCTTGCGATAATGTCAACTGCAACTGATTTAACTACATTTTCATACACTTCGCCATTTTTTATCATTTCATCAAGGTCCTTTCCGACTTTTTTAGCTTCCTGGCGAAGAGAGTCAGAAACAACCTCCAAAAGTGCTGAGGCCTTGCGTTCTTCTAAACTACTAAGATCTCTGAACAACAGCGAAATATCCTTTAATGTAACGAAAGGCTTCATCATCTTTCACTTCCTTATCCTTCAGTTTTTAAAATTCTGGCAAAAGCATTCTCGTCCATGATAGCCCAACCTAAATAAACTTCTGACCGGATAAAAATCTGATTATTTCCTTTTAAATCTAATCCTGTATTATCAGGATCACCATAAGGAATCACATCCATTAGGATTTCTTTAGCAATACCGTATTTAAAATAGTTTGCAAAATCTCCAACAATTGCCAAATCATTAGAATCATTAAATGCAACTGTTGAATTGACATCTACGGCTAAACCGCGTAATGCTGAAGTATTACTTCCCCATCCTAATTCTGGAAATTTGGCAGCTCCGTTTTTATACTCGAGTTCACTTAATGAAGTTCTGAATGCTTTTGCTATTGCAAATCCCGAAACTTCAAAATCGTCTGATTCATCAAATAAGGCAATTGCCTTATTGATGTCCTTATCTTCTTCACCGGCAGTTGTTGTAACTGTAAGCGAACCATGATCGAAATGATTATCACCAATCAAGTTAGATGCTTCTTTTGTTCTTGGATTGATTCCATGCATTGCCATAATATCTAATCCTCGTGCAACTTTTTTAGCAAATCCCTCATTGAACGCTTTTAGAATATCAATTTTCTTTTCTTCAGTAGCATACATAAATTCATCTGAAATACGGATACCGTACTCGATTTTGATTGGGACCATAGTTTTAGTGCTGATATCTGCTGATCCTCTTGTTTTCTTTCCTGATTCACCAACGATATTCACTTCATCATCCATTGTAAAAATCATCATTTCTTTTCCGTTGAAAGGAAGCGGCTCTTTTTTAGCAAGATTAGCTAATGATGAGTGACCTCTTACCTTTGAAAAAAGATCAGTTACTAATTCTGGTGTAAAAACTGTTTTATAATTTTTAACTTCTAAAATTTTTCCTTCTGACATTTCTAATAACCTCCTAATTTTTTGGCCATTTCTTTATAACCGTTTTCTAATTTTAATTTTTTTTCATCTTCTGCTGTCATAGTATGTTCTGACGATGCTAAAGGCGGAGCAGGGGAATACAGACCGGATAAAAGCTCCGCATCCGCTCTTATTTCATCTTCCGTTGTTCCTTTAAGTCTGTCCTTTAGTTTCAAAGGAATACCCATATCAATTGCCACTCTCGTTTTTACTGAGTCGGTCTCATAATCAGCAATTTTTTGAATATAACCCTCGATTTCACTGCTATACTGACTGTCTTTATCGCTGAGTGACTGATTTAATGTATCAATCTTACTTTGATAATCACTTTTGATAGTTTCCAAATCTTCCGGCGAAGTATATCCCTCGAATTTTTTTAATACATTTCTTTCTTTTTGTTCAAGGCGCTCTTTTAAACGCATTTCAAATTCTTCCTGTGTTGTAATTGCTTTAAATTCTGACATTTCTAATAACCTCCTAATTAACCGTTTAGTGTACGTAAATTTAAAATAATAAAAGCATCCATAAAATAGATGCTTTCGTTAATAATTAACACGTTGTTTCTTTTTTTCTTTAGCTGATGCACATAGCCAGTGTGCAAGAACAGCACTGTCCATCAGTGCTATTTCATGTTCTTCAATTAAGGCTTTATATCCAAAACCGCCATTCGTTCCAATAGCACGCTTAATGCAGTTTGTAACGACCTGTCTTAATGATTCCTGCCCATTATGGCATATATTTTTTAATGAAGTTATGCTCTGTTCAAACATGTTGTTGGCTACTATCACGTCTTTTACTTTAGGAAGCACAATTTTTATTTTTATACCGTACTCCTTAAGGTCCTTTTTTAAAACGTCTTGAGCTCCTGCTCCGTCAACTGCAATTTTTTCTATATCTGCATTTTTTAAAAAATTTATGATCCACAGATTTCCGTTTCTCTGACTTTGACAGTCTATGGATTCAATAAATATCTTATCATCTGTTTTGGTTGCTATAGATAATGCAGCATGTCGTCCGTCAGCTCCAAATTTTATTCCAACAAACAGTTTGTTTTTAAAATTCGGTATTTTACTTATTTTCAATGAATCCCATTCATTTTCAGTAAACAGGGATTTTTGTGAATATGACAGCCAGTGACCTAACCTCTGAATATTAAAATCGACATCATCAGTCGTATTTTCATTTTCAATAACTCTTTCTGTAAGTCCTTGCCCTAAAGAGGGATTTGTCTCATACCATGCTTCTCTGTTCTTTGGATCCTGCATCGTATCAACAGACCATTCCGCCCATCCGGTATTTTTCGAAAAACCGCTTAATACCTTTTCTCTTATTTTCTGGAATACTGTACCATGCGAAATAGCTGTTGGCGGAGTACCCAGCATAATAATTTGAGGATTGGAACTCGCTGAAATAGTGTATTTCAACGCTGACTCCTGGTCAATAGTGTACTCCTGTGCTTCATCGATAATTAACAGGTCATATCCTTCACCCAGCCCGCCATTATTTGATCTGGTTCTAAAATTAATCATATGATCAAGTTTATAGGGCTTGTCATTCTCATCTAAAAGTCTGATATTTTCCTGCCCCTTAGCTTTTACCGAAGCATATTTAATATCCATACTGTCTAACAGATATGTAACTGTTTCCCAGACTGAATGAGACGTTGAGATAAGATGAGAGGTATAAATGATTTTTTCACCATTTTTAAGTCCCCATAAAATACGCATTATCACATCTTCAGTTTTACCGTTACGACGCGGTACCGCATATCCATAGGTAGAATGAACCCATAAGCCTTCATCATCATATGCCATAATATCGTAAATTAGCAGTTCCTGCCATTCCCGGGCAGTTCTGCCGGTTTTGTTGTAAATTTCAACTGCTTCTTTGCCTTTTGTTTTTTTATAAGGCAGCACTAACGAGGTTGTAGGAGTCTGACGGCCAATTCTTTTTGGCTCCATACCTTAACCTCCTATTTTTTTATTCCATAATATACTAAAAACTCATCAAATTCTTTTTTTGCGCGCTTTTTTTCTTCTTCACTAAGCTCTTTGCGCCCGGTAACTTCAAAAGCCGGCGGAGTACTGGTACGAACAATAAATTTATCATGATCGCTCAGTTCCTTATACCGTATTCCTTTCTGTTCTTCTGACAGCTTTCTCCATTCTTCTAGACTTAAGGTCATTTTACAGTTCCTCCATGAAAATATAATAAACACCTTTAATATGTCTCTTTTCCAAGACTATAAAACTGCTGTTTCTTTTATATAATATTTCCTGTTCTTTCTTATTGTATTTTATCAGATTTCTGCCTCGACGACTAGTCCAGAACATCTGAACCTGTCCGTCGGGATTATACAATTCTTTTGAAGCAGTGGAAGATGTAAAATCTTTATACGTAACAGTTTGCCCCGGCTCATGATCAGATAAAAACTTATCTAAATCTGATGAACTGTAAAACTGAACTGATCTGCTGACCCTCCCTTTATAGCTGTCTAGTTTCTCCAATGCGGAATCTAGGTTTTTCACCAGTGTATTCTGCTCCTGATTTAATATATATCCATTTCTTAAACAGTCGTTGATAATATAAAAATCAGATGATATATGACTGTTTACCGCATACTGTTCCATATCTGTTAATCTTTTTTTATCAACTCTGTTTTCCAGGTAAAATCTTTTTCTTTCCTGAAAGGCATCCTGGTTCTGCCATCTCTTCGAATATACATCCTGAATTTTTTTTGATCCGTCACCAGGATCATATGAAACTGTACAGGTGCAGTTGGCGTGTCTTCTAAATACACTGTTACCGGTATTCCTTACATCCTTGTAGTTATAACTGCCTTCGACCTCACGACACCACTTGCACGCTTTTCCTCTGCAAATCCTTACTATTCGCGGACTTAACCCGCTTTTGTAATGAAAATCAGCATTCTGCTTTACAGAATCATCTACAGTTTTGCGACAGTTATTGCTTAATCCGTCTAAAAAACTTTTTTCTACACTGCTGTATTTATCACGTGTGCATACATAATTTATGATTGCCTCTGTTCTGGCTTTATCATACTCAGGTTTAACAGCATTTAATCCTATGCCGGCTTTTTTATTTAATGAATGTTGTACAGCACTGCACTGTGCTGCAATATCATCATGACTTTTCTTAAGCATGGGCTCGATTATTCTTTTTGCTATATTGTAATACATCCTGCTGTCGGGCAGCACATCGTCGCTTATATTGTGACTGAATGCACTTTCCAGACATCTGCCCAGTTCACCTGCATAATCATAGACATCTTCATATGCGGCATTGCCCTTTTTTACTTTTTCTAAAAAAGCATCCAGCTTTTTACTTGATGCTTTTTCATTTTCGTATGTACTTTTTATCCTCTCATACAATTCAGGTGCAATATCTTCCATTACTGTACGATCTCTCCTGCAGTTTTTCCGATTCCAGCATTTTCACTATAATCGATACCTGTTAAATCTCTTAAAGTATCCTTGTCAAAGAATCCCGGTACCGCCTGATTAATTTTAATAGCACCATCACCTATAACAGATAATGTAGACGAATCAGGCTCAAATAACGGTTCCCATTTAGCTTTTGACAAATAAATCTGGTATCTGTCATATTCATAATTATCTCTTAAACACGCAGCAAGATATCCGGCATTTAAAAAACCTACACTGAAAGTTTTTTGCGCTTTTCTAGCGATAAGCCTTAAATTTTCATGCTGCGCTTTTATAGCCTCAACACTTGACGGGTTATCAGTTGAAAATCCCAGATCATCCAAGGTAAGACCTGTCTCGCCTGCAAATAGACTAGCAAACATTTTCAGTTGTTCTACATACGGCGCCATAGACTGCTGTTCAAACTGTCCAACTGTTGGTGAATCACCATCCTCGTCCTTATCGAGCTGAAGCATAGTTGAGACAGTAGCGCGCCATTTGTCCAGGGCCTCAGCATCTGGGCTTAACCCTAGTACATACTTTTGCGGGAAAGAATAAAACTCTGCTGATACTTCTGAACGCTTGAGCGTTCGCATTGCGCTCTGCTGAATACCTATGCAGGCTCTGGATATTCTTGAATGTCCAAACGGTCTTTTTGGATCAGGTCTAAAAATAACCGGAACGAGCAGTGGATACGGGGCTTTGCTTGAAATAAAATAAGGTGCTTTATCTTTTTCATAAAACCATGTACCCTCTTTTATAAAATAAGCCTCCTTGACCGGTTCATCATGAATATTTCTTTCAAGAACAGCATAACCCTCGCTAAGCATGTAAGTAATAGGATCAATTATTCCTGTGGCGTTTCGACCGTCAATTACCTGCATGCGGGGAAATCCGCTTATATCATTTGAAATATATATGAATGAGCACGATGTAATAAGTGCTGAGATAATCGCACTGTCAAAAAGAACATCAGGATTATTTAACTGATATATTTCATTTATCCCGAAATTATCATTTGAAAATTCTCTAAATGAAAGCCTGTCAGCGATTGAATCAACTGCCTTCGCTGACCATCCAAGACAGCTTTTTAGCCATATGAATTCTTTAGGCATAGTAATATTAAAATCCCTCATGGTATTCTTCATTTCATAATATAGATACTTTTCTTCATTTCTTGGTCTTTTTGATATCAGTTTATTTCTTAAATATTTCATTCCTAAATATGCCGTCATTTTTTCACTCCTTTCGTCTTAATTTATCCGTGAGAAAATATTCACAGTACGCCGTGAAGTAAGGAAAAAAGATTTTAGGGGGTATCATGCCCCATATTTAAAACACCTCTCAAATGGCTTATTTTGACGATTTATAAGCAATCCAGTTGATTGTATGAGGAAGGTCTCTGTTTGTTACTACCTTCGCCTTGTGCATCCCACTACTTGAAAATAATTTGTCACTCTTTTGTCTGTTGCATGTCCAGTGTGCCAGTTGAAGATTATCAATGTCACTTGGATGTCCTCCTTTTGCAACCGGTATGATGTGATCGATACACGGTGATAAAGGATGCGGATATTTATAACTAAAATCTACCGGCTTTCCGCATATTCCGCACACTGTTTGAGTTGCGTATATTTTCTTTTTATTTCTTTCGAACTGCTTACGGTGAGACCCATCACGATCTAATCTTTTAATTGCCATTTGTAAACCTTCGCTTTCATACATAAATATTTTCCTTCTTCACAAAAGCAAAAAGAAACCCTTTCGAGTTTCTTCCTGACAAAGTGTTGATTGGCTGCTGATGTGGTGTTCTTTAAAAAACTTCCACAATATCATAATAACACATTTTTAGGCGTTTTTTGTCCGTGATTTGTCCACGGATTCAATTATGGTTCTATTTTCATCGCACTCTATATCTAAAACACTACCAAGTATTTCATAAGATTCAGTTAACAAATCATAAAAATAACTTTTTGAGAAGCCTGTTTTTAAGGCTTCCTCTATTCTTTTTTCATAACCACCTTTATATGGATTATTAGAATAAATTATAACTGCCTTACGTTGATTTTCATTCAGCATTGTTGCTATTGCGTTTTCTAATCTGTTTATAAAGAAACCATATGCATTAATATAATCATCATAAATCTTTACATCTTCTATTAACTTATTATACTTATCAGCAATACTTTTATGTGATCCTCCCGGAAGTTCATCAGTATATGTAATAGCTTTTATATCATTCATTAGCTCATTCTTTGTCTGAATAAGAAGATATTTTGTTGCTTTCCATTTTTTCCAGTTTTTTATTTGGTATTTTGCTTCTTGCATTGCGCTCCTCCAGTCTTTTTTTCAAGTGACAATAATTATCTGCAATATAGATATATGTATTTATATCCAATCCACTGTACTCCTGTCGTTCATGACTGTAAATTGATGGCTGTTTAGGATAATCTTTAAAATAATGATTTAATGCTTTCTCATACATTCCAATATACTTTCCTAATTCTTTATCAGAAATATAATTATTCAATTTACTTCCCTCCTCGTGCTGTTTAAAACATTATACAATAGCTATTATCTTCCTTCCTCTAAAATGATATTTCAGTCATTTTTATCTACATTCATGCTATTTACTCAAATTATTATTTTTATTTACATATTTCCAATCTTCATAAATTCCTAATTTCTTGTATTTCTTTTTTGTTTTTCTCGGTAATCTCGGTTTCTTATGATTGACTTTATTTATCATATTAACACAATCAACAAAATTAGAAAGAGCATCACAAAAAAGGTTAATTGCGTTTTGAAATGTTTCTAATACTCCTTCACCCACCAACTCAATTCCTTTCGAAATTTTTTCAGCACTGTTTAGATTTTCCATTATTCTGCTCCTTTAACCGCGCAATATATCCAAGATGTTATATTGCATTTATATTTTCTCTCTAATCCCTTATCTACCAACGAATTAGAGAGAATTTTTAATCAAAATAGTTTTTGTTAAATTTCTGTCCTTTTTATAAAGATATAATCATCATTTTCAATCATTAATCTAATATCATTCATAACTTGATATTCGAGTTCTTTAATCCTTGTACTATCATCTAATAAAACTGCAAATAACGCTGACTTATCATTAAGAGAAATAAGCTCGTTTAAAACATCTTCTTTATTTATAATTTCATCTTTATATCGCTTCTCGCTTTTGTTCATTTTCTAAATCCTCCTATGTCCTTAAATCTCTTTTATTGCTTAATTCATAAGCAATCTGATTTTCTTTGTTGTAGCCTATTGGAATGATTGATTTAGGACCGCTTCTGTTTTTCTCGATAACTAGATAATAATCTTCTGCGCAGTCTTTTTCGTTCTTCCAGACAAATATAACCTTGCTTGCACTTTGCTCCAGCTCACCCGAATCTCTTAACATTGATAAATTAGGCTGTTTTGCATTTTTAGTTGCTTCTCTGTTTAATTGACAAAGTCCAATAATCGTACAATTGTTATCCAAGCTCATTTTTCTTAACTCCTTGGCTACTTCTGTCATTTTTTCATAACTGTTTTTAGCACGTACACCAATAAGCCCTACATGGTCCACAAACACTATAAAATGCTTATCGCTTTTGTAGCTCATAATAAACGATCTTAATTTATCCAATGTTGATGAATGATTGATAATATCAATATGTCTTTTTGAAATATCATCAATTGCATCATTAACAACGCTCATATTTTTTTGTGGCAATGTTTCATAACTCTCTAACATTTTTTGATTTAATTTTGAATTGATAGAAATAAGTCTTTGATACAGCTCCTCTTCTACCATTTCGAAATTGAAATATACACAAGGATAATTGCGAGACAGATCATCCATCAAATTTATAGCAATACCTGATTTACCTACACCGGTAGCACCGGCAAGTATAACAAAGTCATTTTCCTTTAAATTAAGCTTCTTTTCTAAATTACTAAACCTTGTAAATTCGATATTGTTCTTATGCTTGGTAATCGAACCTTTGAGCAGTTCTTTAGTAAGCCTCGTCGATGAATAAGACCCTAAAGATGCAAAATTGTTTGTATCCTTGTAAAATTCATCAATTGTAATTTCATCATTCTGGAGCTTTTTAGCAGTTGCTAATAAGGCTTTCTTTTTATACTCCTTAATCGCGTAATCCTGATACTGTTCAAATAGAGCAGTTGTTGCGGTACTTGTAGAACAGGCAATAACAAGATCAACATCAATTCCCTTTACTGCTAGGATATCCTCTAAAATAATAGTTTTATTTTCCTTATACGACTTTTTTATAGCAGTAAATATATCGCGATGCTTCTTATCGAAATATGACGGTTTTAGAATAGTTAAATCCAGAAGCTGCGGTTTAACAAGAAACATACCGATTAGATCAGCTTGATAATTATTCATATCCGCTCATCCATTCATTATCATCATTTGTATTGTTTTTAGAAACTGTGCTGATTTCATCTTCCCATCTTTCGCCGTTAAGCCATGTGGAAGCGTGAGGTATAAATCTTTCATTCTGCCACTGTTCTGTCTCTTTATAATCAATAACTGCGCTTAACATCTTTTGCAGTACAGTTTCATCGGTACATTTTTTTACAAAAACATCAAATGCTTTTTTCTTGTTTGTATGTCTTGGATATACACTCCAGAATCTTTTAAATGCATCATTTTTATCAAATTTTGCACTATATATATTACTAGTATTATATTCTATATTATTAGGGAACATTTTGTTACTACCCCCGGAACATTTTGTTACTGGTAGCAACTCAGGAACAACAGCCTTATATTCACAAAATTTTACTCCATTTATAACATTTTCTTTTTTTATTATAAGTCCATCTTCCAATAGTTTTTTTAAGCATCTTGATACATTTTGGACTGTAGAATTAGTCCATTCAGCAAGATATTGACGACTTCCAGTATACGAATCATCACCATTTTGAGAAAAACCGTAAATAATCGCATAAGTAAGCAGTGCGTTGCCTCTTAACTTTAGATCTGAGACCATCCATCCTAAAATTGTTATGTAATTGCTTTGTCTAACTTTAGTCTCCATCATTACCACCGATCCTGTTTTTTAATCTCTGTATCTTTAATTCAGCATTGACCTTTAGTTCAGTTTCATCGATACCGAAAATAAATTTAAGCTGTTCAAGCATTATGTAGACATCTGCCATTTCCATAGCTATATCACTTCTATTCTCTTTACCTCTGCGGTCTTTAAGCAGCTCCTTTGTAAGTTCGCTCATTTCCTCTATGGCCATATCGACCTGAGGACCGTTCCCGTAATGTTCCAGGGCATCAAGCATTATGTTAATTTGGTTTGTGTTAAATTCCATGCTGTTTCCTCCATTCCTTAAATAGATATCTAATTCCCAAAACAAGAGACAAAATAAACGCAATAAGCATAATTAGGAAAAATACGAATGCTATTTGTTTAGATGTCATTTTCCTTTGCTTCCCTTGTTGACTTAACATATTTATCACGCAGTTTCGTAATTAGTTGGCATTTTTCACATGTACCGACTTTCTTTTCTTCCTTGCATCCCCATTCATAACAGCAATCAGCGCAGATTTTATCTACAACAAATAGATCATAAAACTCTTCATCATAAATAGTCTCACGTTCTTCATCAGTAAATGTATTTTCAAATAATATATGTATTTCTTCCATACCTTTAAAACCAATTCTAGCGTTTTTGTATCCATTTTTTTGCCTAATATCAAGCCACCGTTTAATGTGCTTTAGAATATTTTGTTTATCCATCTTCTTTCACTCCCATTTTAATTAAATTAGCGTATTGCACTGGAAAGAAACGGTTTTCTTCAAATTTCCCAATCCACCCAAAAGTACAAACTCTTATCTTTTTATTTTTACTTATTTTTTTTATAAGATATACAGATTTATAAATACTATCATAAAGCCACATACCAACTTTCAAATCTTCAAATTTGTATGGTTTAGGATTAAATAATAAGTTAAACATTTTTTCATATCCTACTATACCTAAACTTATTGCGTCTTTAACATCAGCAATATCTAAACCTCTTCCAAGTCCGTCATAGGCAACTTCTAGTTCAAATTTATATTTTAGTAATTCTTCTTTACTAAGCATTTTCTTTTACTTCCTTTAACTTTATCTTTAATGTTTCAACCTCTTTTTCTAATTCATTAGTTTCAGCAATAACCTCATCCAGCTTTTCACTCAGCAGATTAAATCCTTGTATTAAAGTGTCTATAACCTCTGCATGTCTATCAAGCGGTTTATAATAATTTCTTCTTATTTTCTTTTTTAATAATTTAATCATCTTCATCACCGCCCACAATGGTACAGTTAGCTAGAATTTCATAAATTTCCCGCGGTTCTGCATCTTCCCACTTAATGAAACTGAATAAACCGAAATTAAATATTAATGAGAAATCCCCTCCATCACTCCATGCAATTTCTTTTTTATCCGGCTTGTTTCTATAAAAACAAATCTCCCCATCAAAATTACATGCTACAAACCTGTATCCCAGTTCTCTTGCATATCTGAGTATTCTGAATTCAAGCACTGTTAACTCATATGGTTCTTTATATTCTTCTAATAAATCCATAAGTGACAGCTTTAAGCAATCTGAGCAATCTATACCTATTCTATAACAGGTATCATCGTAATTCTGATTTGTTGCAATCCGAGATAAATAACATTGCAAATCCTCACCGGAATTCACCGTATCAAAATTTTTAATTATATCTTTTATTCTTTCAATTTTTAACATTTTTTCATCCTCACCTTTCCGGTTTCAACACCTGTAAAAAAAGTTACATAATCCCTAAGAGTGTCAATTTTTTTGTTAGAGTACATAAATCGTTTAAACTCTATAGCTATCAACACTCTTAGCCGATTATTCATTATTATTTTTTCAAAAAAAGTTACCGTACCCCTGATTTACGTAAAATCGCACTTTCAGGGTACTTTTTTATGCATTTTCAAAATCATTAAATCCTAATTCTATATACTTATCAGGGTCTATTCTTTTAAGAATTTCTTTCAATTCCGGCTCACTGTATTCCTCGATAAAATGTTCATAAGATGGCTTCTCTTTCACGTAGCCATGAATGAAATAATTATCTTTTTCTGTTTTATATACATCAACGCTATACCATTCATAAAAATTCATTCCACCAAAACTTGATATTTTTCTTTTTTGCATGAAACTGTATATTTTTTCAACCTTTTCAGTGTCATACAGCAAATTACCTATTATCTTTTTCATCTGAATCACTCCAATCTAATATAATTTCGTTCCACAATAAAAACAGTATTCAAACAAGCCTGGATCAACGTCGGTCAATTCATCACCACATGCAGGACAAAACTTTTTTCCCTCAATTATGCATGGCTCTTGAGGTTCTTCTCTTTTTAACAGTCTTTTATTTTGTCGCTCCAACCGTTCGATATGTCTTTCCATTTTGGCCGATTTATCGATTAATTCCTTTATAGGTTTTAATACCTCATGTACATCACCCATACGTAAAACAGCTTTTGCATTGCTTCCCTCATATGCATTCATTTCTAAAAAAACTATTGCTTGTTCTAATGTTATTTCTTTATTTTCCAAAATTCTGTTTCTCCTTCTTTAAAATATTTGCACCACTTGGCTCTTAATCTACAAAAGAAATCAAAATACTTATGCTTTATTTCACACACATAACTTTTAGAATCGCTATTATGTACATGACTATATCTAAAATATTTACAATTCATGCAGTGCTTATAAACGCCATTATTTTTCATTATTCCTATCTCCTAATTAAGATCCTGCACTCATCAGTTGACATTTTAATTTTTCACCACATATCTTTAAAGCCATGAGCGATACCAAATAAGTCTGTGACATTCTTTTACCTGCTCTCCACAATTGTGAATCGCATACTTCATCAAACGCTTCTAAATTAGAATTTCTTAAATAACTAATATATTCAATTTCATCATTTGAATTTTCATATAATTCCATAGAAAATTCTAATAATTCTATTAGATCATCACACTCATTTTCGTAGCAAAAAACATTTATATCAATATAAGGGTTATTTCTTATATCTATTTTTTCTAACAATAAATTTATCTCCGATTCATGATAATCATAACGATCAACTGCCATTTCTTTAATCCAGTCAATAATATCTTCTGTAGCTGCATCATCATCAAACATGTACACATTATTTTTTGTATCATAGGACATCTTTTCGTTTTGATAACTAAGATTGTTGTACTCTAGATTATACGGACTTCCTAGCCATGTCATTTTATCGAATGAATAAGATCCATAATCACCGTAAATATACATATTAGACCCATCTCTAAACAGAGAAACTTTTTGAATTTGACTACCTGGTTTCCTTATTTCCCAAAATGCCTTTTGATCATCAATTATTATTTCTTTTACTTCCCAACTATTAAATTTTTTAACATAGTATTCAACGTTATAAATCCGATCTTCTAACTTCATTCACCATCATCCTTTTCTTTCTGTCCTAAATAATCAACAATTAAGATTGTTATTATTGCTTCTGCTGCAATGGTTAGGATCACCCCTAACCAAAAATCACTTACTATCATTTATGTACGCCTCCTAAGTAAACTGCTTCTCTATCATTTTCCGCATCTTCTTTACCCCAACAAATATACAGGAGTGTTACATTGGGTTCATCGTGGTTATACATCTTCATAAGAGTTAGAAGATTACCACCATTGGCATAATACTGATATCCGAATGTTTTTCTTAAACTGTGCATACCAAAAGTAAAATCGATGCCCACTTCCTTCGCATTTCTAGATACAATTTTATGTGCACGCTGTCGCGTTATAGGATAAACGTATTTCTTACCATTCTGAACCTTCTTTTGTCCAAGAAACAAATAATCATAGTCTGTTAGATTGTTTCTATTTATGTAATCCAGAACATCATTATGCAGTTTCTTATTCATCTTAAAATTTTGCATCTTAGCAGTCTTATTTTCCTTTATATGCACGTATCCTTTTTTTACGTCTATTACCCTTAGTTGAAGTAAATCCTCGGCTCTGAAAGCTGTATTAAAGCCTAACATGCACATCATCCAGTTACGATCAGCTTGGTATTTTTTGATTGGCGTTTTTGCTTTGTCTCTTTTCCTTAGAAGATTGAACATAAATTCATCAAGCTGCTTTTTGTCTTTTATTGGTAAGGTTTCATGCTGACCGCCAAAATGCTTTATTCGTCTTGCCAATTTATCACCCCTTTGGTGCAATATAATATTTAGGTTATATTGCATTTATATTTTCCCTCTAAACCCTTATGTACCAACGGATTAGAGAGATTTTTTTATTAAAATAGTTTTTGTAGTTTTTCTACCTTGTTTGATTAACTAACTGTTTTGCCATATAATCTCTTTAAGGAGGTTTATTATGGATAAAACAAGTAAAATGATATTTGAATATATTAATCAATTACCTAATAAAAAATTACGTTATACTAATCCCGATATTGATAAAGCTGCCAATAAATTAAATATTGATCCAAGTGAATTTCTGAAATGTATAGAATATTTAAGAAATGATGGAACTTTAAAAGAAAGTCGTGGCGGAATCGGAATTAAATATATCGAATTATCGCATCCTAGCTTACATATCAAAGAATTTAAAAGAATTCAATTCAAAAATTATTTAAAAAATAATCTCATTAGCATCATAGCGCTTTTTGTCTCAATAATTTCTTTAATTACTTCAATTTTTTAGTTATAAAAATACCGATATAAGAACTGCTATTGTGGATATGATTAAACTCAAAATATCTATCACATTAGCTTTTTTATTTTTCTGCATTTAATAAAACACTTTACTGCTGTGCTTTACAGTCGGCATCTTTACAGGTACCCATTCGATATCATTTTTATGTGTTGCTGAATTATATTCATATTTCGGCTTCAATCCTTGTTGGCGCTTTTCCTTAAGCATTTGTTTGCGCGCCTTTTGTTCTTGTTCTCTTCTAATTTTTCTAATAAATCTCATTTTAAAATTCCTCTTCTTTCTTTTTTTAATATTCAAATCCACCGAACCAGTAGTGATCTTTGTGGATAGTAACTCTTGTAATTTTCTTCTTTTTAAATATCTTTCTAAACTGTTTTACTGCTTTTTTATAGGCTGTTTCCCTTGTTTCTGCATAAATAACCAAGGGGAGTACAATTACCTCACTTTCTATGTAGACATAATATTTAAACATCTTCTACAACGTAATACTTACCTTCCAAAACACCATTGTGGCACAACCATACAGGTAAATAGATTGGCTTTATTTTCAACAGCTTACTAAGCTCATCACTCCATATAGAACCACACACATTTGTAACATCATTAATATCTAGCAATAGATACCTAACCGGCGGTTTGGGCATAAATATCATCTCCTTCCTGAGCTCTTCATTTTGTTTCTATTCTCCATCCCTTGCCCATCTTATCTTAAACATAGGCTTTTTGACCTTTCCGTTGCAGTAGTCCGAAACTGTCTGCCTGCTTATGTGAAGGGCTTTTCCTGCTTCTCTGGTACCCTTATAAAAGCATTTATTTTCCATATCATATATAAGTCTCCGCGTCCGCGTTCTTCCGCCGTACAGTGTACCGAGCTCTTTTTTAGACACTGCTTTTAAATTAACCGCTGCATTGTCGCTCTGTACCTTGTTACGGTGGATAATGTTATATCCATCGGGAACCGTACCGATAAAAAGCTCATATACAGATCTTGAAACCGGTGTTTCTTTACCGCAGACCTTTACAAACCACAGTTCAGAACCTTTCCTGCGGCTTACCTTATACGGCTTCAAAAGTCGTTCCTTATGCCTGTATATCCGTTTTACACGTCCGTATGATGAAAAATAATACTCTGTATCGCGGTACTGCTTCCACAGCTCTCCCTTAAGATTTTCTATCATTTCATTTTCGCCATCCTTGAAACAATATCACTTATGCAGGTCTGTTCTAGAAGCGTTTCATTTTCATAAGAATATGTAATAAACATTCCGATTTTACTCCACTTGATTTTTTCAAATGTTATATTCTTCTCATGATCCCATGTATTTCCTCTCATTTTTGTTTCAAAAACAACTATGCATGAACCGTCGTCAAGCGGTCTTGACTTCCTGTATCTGGCAAATTCTGAAACAGTGATGATTTCATAATTGTTTTCATTTTCAATCCATTGTTTTCTTTCATTATTGTTTTTTAACATCTATAGCTCTCCTTTTTCCTAAAAATGGTGCAAATAAAAACAGTACCCTAAAAACACTGTTAAAAACCTATATATTTTTTATTATCCCGACGATAAAATCGAAAATGATACCAGAAGCTCCCGCAGCTATAAAACCTACCAAAACAATAATTAAAACGATTGTATAAAAGCCTCTGGCATTAAGCCTGTTAATGTACTTTTCCATTTTCAATATCCTTTATCAGCTTATTGACAAGAAATGAGCTTATACCTACAATTGAAATAAATGTAGATTCTTTACAGAGAGAAAATCCCGCAGCATCCGGATACGCTTCGATAAGCTCCTCTAAAGTGTTAGAATCAACAACGCGTTTTATTTCATTTAAACGTTCAATAATTTCTTTTCTTTCCATTTTTGACAACCCCTCTCTATTGTTTTATAATACTTGTGGTTTCATTATTTAGCTGCTACTGGACATAGCAGCTTTTTCACGTTCCATTTTTGCGTACTCATGTATCTGCTTCTCGGTCATATCAATATAATCTAAAAGATGAACCGGTTTAATATATACACGTCTCCCGCTAACAAGCACTGTCTTGCCGTTCTTTTTTATTTTTTCAATAATTTCATTCTTTATTTTTGTTGCTTCTTTATATCCGCATGGGATAAATGCCTGTATTTCCTGAGTATTGGCATGTCCCTGAAATATAATTTCTTCTCTTATATTATTTATATTCTCTTTCGTTTTACGCATTGTTACTGCTCCTTTCCACAAATTTAATAACCGACCAGGCTATATGTTTTATGCTTAGTTAACCGACCAAGGTTTTTAATGCTATAATTTATATATCGACACTGCCATGTCGAAATTCAAATGAAAGCAAGGTGAATAATATATATGAATAAAACATGTTTTTTTGTATCACCTATAGGCAATGTAGGCAGCGAAATTCGAAAACACTCAGACATAGTATTAAATCATTTAATAAAACCTGTTCTAAATAAATTTGATATTAAACTAATTCGAGCTGATGAAATAACTTCAACTGATAAATTAGATCAAAATATCTATAACCACTTGTATAATGACGAATTAGCAATTGTTGATATAACAGGCTATAATGCTAATGTATTTTTAGAATTAGGATATAGGTTGGCTTTGAATGAACATAAGCATAACTCCCCTTTTATCTTAATAAGACAACAAACTAATGATAGAATACCTTTTGATATTTCAACTTATCCAGTTTATGACTACTCGTTGTCAGATTTAAATTTAGTTGAAGATTTCAAAATAAAACTTACCCAGGTAATAAATGATATTGACTTTACTAGAGCAAAGCCCGTAACATTGACAGATGCTAAAGGTAATCCTTTAAAAATAAAACTTTAAAAAAGATACATAAGAATACTACTTTCATTTAATTTTTCAAAATTTGATTGTAGTATTTTTAAATTCTTTTTTAATTGCTTATATGTTTCTTCATCCAATACTTCAATCATTTGATTATTCAATTCATTTATTGATTTTTCTAATTTTGCTAATTTTTGTGGATACAACTGTATTCCCTTGCATATCAACACCGCATCCCCATTTTCCGGATTAATAGCTTTATCATTGTTTTTTTCTAAGTTCCATGTACTAGAATTCATATTTCCTTTTGGCTCAATTGGTTTTATATCCGCATTTTCATAATCAAAAAATCCTTTTCTAGACATCTAATTCACCCCATTCACGCTTGAAATTTCTATCTCTAGGTTATGATCCGGACGCCAACCGCTTAAATATTCTTTTGCCTTTTCGAAGTCTATCTTTAGGGTATCGCGGTAACTTGGAATTTTGAAATAATCCTTGTAATCACGCCAAAGTTGACAGAACACCTTATGATGAAGCTCTAAATATGCCTGACTGTCTTTACCTCCCAAGACTCTAACTGCTGTTGCACTCGCTATTTTTCTTAGTGTGTACTGCTTTCTACTGTCTACGGTAGTTGTGTTTTCTAGATTAGTTACACGACTATCGATAACCTCAACTCTATCATTTGTCTGCTCAGTAGCTTTAAACATCAGCTTAAGAGCAGTCATTGGATCATCAGGAACTTGATATGCACCATATTTTCTAATAGATGGCAGAACTTCATTTGTTACCCATCTTTTAAATTTTTTAGCAGTTGGCAATTTACTGGATAGTATTAAACTGTATAAACCTGATTCATTAATAATTACAGTATCTTGTGTGCCACCTTGGGGGTGAACGATTCGTTCAGTCCTTTTATCATCTTCATCAATATGATCTCTGATGGCCTTTTGCGGATTGCTATAACCTAGAATCAAAGCAACATCTTTTCCAACAAAACATGGTTCATTATTTATTAATAGACTTCTCACTTCTCCAAATTCATCATTTTTAAATATTTGTAATTGATTCATTTAAAATCTCCTTTCATTCTTTTGAATCTGTTTTGAATAAATCATCGATTGATACATCTAAGGCAGAGGCAATCATTGGTATATGTTCTGGTCTAATCAATTGTCGATTACATAACATATTACTAAAATTTCTTTCATTGATTTTGCAACGGTTTGCAACTGCTTTTTGTTTCAATCCTTTTTCATTGATTAATTTTCTAATATTTTTAGAAAGTACAAGTTGTGTATTCAAATTATTACCACCTTCTTTTTTACAAGTTTCTTGTAGACAAATAAAATATATCACACTTTTCTTGTAACTACAATACTTTTTTACAAGATTTTTGTAATTTTTGTATTGAGTTTGTAAGAAACGTTGATATAATGTGTTTATAGGAGGCTATATTATGAGTTTAAATTCACGTATAAAAGAAAGAAGAGAAGAATTAGGGATGACACGAAATGAGCTATCTGAATTAATCGGGGTTACCCCTTCAGCAATCGCAAACTATGAAAACGGGGTTAGTTATCCAAAAGTTGAGTTGCTTTTTAAATTATTTGATGCATTAAAATGTGATGCAAACTATTTGTATCAAGATGATATGCAATCACTAAATGAAGAATTTTCTACTACACTTAAAGAAAAACATATAATAAAACAATACCGCAATCTCGATGTTCATGGTGTTCAAGCTGTTGAATCTATTTTAAATATTGAATATGCAAGATGCGTCGCAGAAACACAGGCTATTTATGAGTCGACAGTATTAAAACCTGCTTACCAGTGCGGTCTAAGCGCAGGTACTGGCTTATATGCCTTTGATGATGTACCAACAGAACAGATAGAAGTTCCAATTGATTTTAAAGACATAGACTTCGTTATAAGCGTTAGTGGTGATTCAATGGAACCGACTTACCGTGACGGTGATAAAGTAATGATAAAAAAACAGCGTGATATTAAGATCGGTGAAATTGGGGCATTTATGGTTAATGGTGAGGCATATATAAAAGAGCTTGGTAACGAATGTTTGATATCTCATAATAAAAAATACGCACCGATTCAGTTTAACGAATCAATGCGTATAGACTGTATTGGAAAAGTTATAGGAAAATTATAATTTTAAGGTGATATTATTTAAAGGCGGTGATATGAATGGGTATAATGAATTTTATTAAAGAAGCATTGAGAGAACCAACTAAAGACGAACTAACATTTACAAAAATAGAAGAAATTTATAGTACATCATATTTTCAACCACAATTAGAAAAGGTTATTTCAAAATCAATGCCCATAAACAATGAATTTATATTAGAAAAATTTCCAAAAAACATCTCAACTGTATGGAAATATAATGTATATTATCCAAAAAATGTAAGATTTGAAAAAGATGATAAAAATGAACACGATAAAAACGCTGTTAAAATAATAGTTGATAATACACAAATTGGATATATACCAAGTGAAAAAGCTCATAAATTTAGGAAATGGCTTGATGAAAAAAGAATATATAATATAAATTTAAAAATCAGTGGAGGAGAATACATTAAAAAATTAGATAAATCTAAAGAATGTTATAAAAGTTCTTATAATTATTCTATAAAGCTCCATTTGTTAATAAAAAAATAATAAAAAGACCACTGCTGGTAACAGTGGTCTAATGAATGATACTGGTAATATCATTCGAGCATAATAAAAAATTAACTTGGTCGGTTAACACTTTTTATTATGCTCCCATTATAACATATGAAGGGAGTTTTTTACAATGCCGGTTTACAAAGACAAAGAAAGAAATACATGGTATGTTTCTATAAATTATACTGATTCATTAGGACAACATCATAAGCATAAAAAAAGAGGATTTAAAACTAGAGAATTGGCTTTAGACTATGAAGCTGCTTATCGAATATCTGATAAAATAATAAAACAGCAGATAACTTTTAAACAACTCATAAATGATTTTATCACTTATAAATCAACTCGGGTAAAAGCAAGATCACTTAAAGATTTTAAATATCTTATAAATAAACAGTTAATGCCTTACTTTGGTGAAATGGTAGTTCAAAAAATAAATATACCAGTCATTGAAGATTTTCAAAATGAGTTATTAAAGAAAAATTATTCAAACAGCTACACTAAAATAATTCAATCAATGCTGAACCGATTATTAAATCATGCAGTACGCAGAATGATAATTGATAAAAATCCGTTTGATTATGTTGAATTTGTTCGTCATGAAAACAAAAAGAACAGTAGTAAAATAAGATACTGGACCTATGAAGAGTATAAAGCATTTAAAACAGTTATTAATGACCCTGATGACAGATTATTTTTTGATATGCTTTATCATACTGGAATGCGAATAGGAGAAGTGCAGACAAGAAAATGGAGCGATATAAACTGGATCAATAGAGATATTTATGTACATGACAACTGGGATGAAAAGAATCATTTATTATCAGAAGATACAAAAAACGGCAAGCACAGGCACGTTTTATTAAACAAGATATTAATTAAGGGATTAAAGGAAAAATACGCCAGAGATAAAAATATTGACGGTTTTAATGACGACTGCTTTATCTTCGGAATTTATGATGTGATTTACCAACAGTATTTTACACGCCTAAAAGATTCATATATATCGTTATATAATGAACTACATAGCGACAGACCACTTAATCGGATTACACTTCATGAATTTAGGCACAGCCACGTTAGCATTTTGATAAATAGTGGGGTAAAGAGTCTAACAATTGCAGAAAGACTTGGACACAGTAAAGAAATGGTGGAGCGTGTTTATGGTCATCTTTTCCCTAGTGAACGTCAGGAAATTTTGAATGTCATAGATGATTTAGAATAA